AGAGATAATCTTCTATCTAAGGTACGTTCTCTTGAGGCAGATATAAAAGCCCTTTCAGGGAGGCTTACAGTACTAGAGATTAAAGGGGCTGCTGACGAGGTGCACAGAGCTAATGTGGAGACTAGGCTAGGGGCTATTGAAGATACCCTTAAGTGGCTTGTAAGGCTAATCATTGGTGCCCTTATCTTAGCTATAATAGGTTTCGCTATATCTGGAGGGTTTTTCGTTGCATAAGAAATCTATTGCCTTTGCCTTTTTACTCTTAGGTGCACTCCTAGTTGAGACTGCCCGCCCTATTGTTGCAAACCTCTTAGCGAGTGAACCCTACTACAATGTAGAGAAGGAGTCTGTTAAGGTGAAGCCTGATACGGTAGAGATTAAGTATACCTTCGAGAAGGGTGAAGATTGTAGGTTGATTAGTTTTGCAGTTGAAGGGTTGTTAGCAGGGGTTCCTAGATACCTACAGTATAAAGACCTTAATGGGGTACCTAAGGACTTTGATAGACCACCGGGGGAACAGGTGCTCCACATAGAGGTGCTTACTGATGGTCAACCTTATGAAACTGTCCGTCTCAGGACTAGGCACGATTGTGGGGGCAAGTTGGTAAACAAAGAGTTTACTTCTGTGAACCTGTATGAATACGAAAAGTAAGACCTACAAAAGAGAGATAGCTGCATTACTTTTAGTGTGGTTAGTCTACCTAGTCGAAACAAAACCCGTAGAGGTGATTGAAGTTGTTGTATTCCCCATATTCACATTCTCTGCGCTGGCTTTTGGCATGTCTTGGTATAGTCCTAATGGTGGGTTGCTCGGGTCCACTAGACCTTCTAACGGGGGGAGGCCCCAACATAGCAGCCAATACCCAAGTAGGGAAGACGAATACACAGACGGTGGGGACTACCAACAATACGGATCAGACTATAGTGAGACCCCAAGCAAGGGACATCAAACAGACCTCAGATACTAATAAGGTTTCTGCTGATAGGGTAGAGACTGTAGTTGTTAATGAGTATCCAGCTTGGTTAATCATAGCCTTCGCTGTAGCTCTCTTCTTAGACAGCCCTATAAGAATGGTACAAGACTTGTTAGGTGCCTTTAAGCGTAAAAAATAAGACCCACTCAGGTATTACCCCAAGTGAGTCTACTGATAGTTTAGCCCTGCTAGAGTTAGTTCTCTAGTGGGGTTTTCTTTTGTCTAGGGGTCTTTATGCTCTACAGGTTGACCATAGTCTTCATACTTACCCCTAAGGAAGTGGATGTGATACAAGAGTAAAACATTATGATTCATAAGAAGGAACTCTAGCTTCTTGTAGGTAAAGAAATCTACAATAAGGTATAAGACTAAAGCACCTAAAACGACTACTTCAAATATCATACACCCTCACCTACACACCAATTCATAAAACTAGCAAGTACCTCCTCTTTAGTATCATCCTTATGCAGTACGTAAATTGTCTGTACCAGATTGAAAGCACCTTCTGGAGGAAACCCTGTCATAACCAGTTGCTCAAAGACCAGTTGAGGTGGTGTGCCTACGTCTCGTGCATCTGTTACTGGTTCTACATACCGGGTAGCAAACCCCTTACAGTCCTCCATCTCATCAGCCAATAGTGCTGTACCTACAAACAATACAAGTAGTCCAATGATAAACGATAGTGCTAGTGTTTTAAGTCTCATCTCTCATTACTCCTTAAATTGTGGGTCATCAAGCAACTTTTGTAGGTACTCCCTAAGGGCTTTCTTACCTGACAACATAATCATAGTACGACAACCTGAGTAAATCATCTTCTCAATATCGTACTGCATAGTAGTCCCGTCTTTAGCACCAAACCGCACAAGAGCTTTCAGTAGGTCTTTGAAGTGAAGGCTGTAGGCACCCCACCGCTCTTTGGCAAGGTACTCACCCATATCGTTTGTAGTTTCCCACTCTTTGTAGGGTAGGTCATAATACTTGGCAGGCCCTCCTGTTAGTTGGTGGTTTACGTTATCTGTCTTATTCTTGTCTAGCATATATTCGTAGTACCTCACAGCTTCTCTTTCATAAAGGTCTTAACCCACATTGCAGTTATGTCACTACGGATGATGTCATCTACAGTGAACTCTACAATAGGGATAGGTAACTGATACTTCTTAACCAAGTGTACAATCTTTGTCAACCCATCTCCTTGCTTAAGGTCTGACTGTTGTACATCACCATTGATGACTAACTTAGAGCCTTCCCCCACACGAGTGACTAGAGCTTTAAGTTCATCCACTGTTAGGTTCTGTGCTTCATCAATAATGATTAGTGTGTTGTCAAAAGACCTCCCTCGAATGAGTGCTAGTGGTACAGTTTCGATATTACCATTCTTCAGTCCAGTCTCTACAACCCCCTTTCCTAGATGCTTCTCAAGTACGTCAATGACTGGTAAAGCCCAAGGAGCACACTTCTCTTCTAGTGTACCGGGGAGGAACCCAATGTCTTTACCTACAGCAACATGAGGTCTTGTGATGACGATCTTGTCAATGTTCTTCAGATTATACTCACTGGCTGCATAGGTAGCTACAACATAAGTCTTCCCTGTTCCTGCTGGACCCATAACTACAACTTGGTCACTGTCATTAAGTGCTTCTATGTAGAGCCTCTGGTTTTCAGTCTTGGGTAGCAACTCAAAGGATTTCTTACCAGCATCATGTTTGGTAGTTACTCGACGTGTCTTTGGCTTAGGCTTCTGTTGCATTTTACTCTTTCAAATCATAGATAGGAAGGTTGTAGCAATCTGCTTTAAATGTAAAGTTGTTACTTTGGTCTTTATCCCCCTTACGGTAGAACTTTGCGTCCTTGAAGTAGTCCTCCTTACCGTAACTACCTAAAATCCAAGCCTTGCTAAAGTCATTTTTAACACGGACGAAGTAGTAGCAGTCGCATTTCTGTTTAGTGTTAAAAGCTGCGATACTACACTCATAATGAGGTTTTGGTGGATAATTAGTCCTCTTTGTTTTGACATCAATACGCTCCCCATCCAACAAAAGGTCGTAGTCATAGGTATTGCACACCGTAGCACCAATCATTTCTGCGACTAGAAACTCCCCAATAAAGCCAGCTATATTTCCATCTCCTCCTGTGATAGAGTTTTTAAGCTCACCCAGTTCACTTGCCTTATCTCTAGCTTTGGTGACAATCTCTTCAGAGATAAACACTTCTCTCATTTTATTTACCTTCAATAAGGGTCATTAGTATCATCCATTTCTTTATCTAGTAGCCACTGAACTGTCTCAGCATACCCACCAATGTGATAACCATCAGGTGAAAACACTTGAGGTACAGTCTTAAGACCAGCCATAAGCATTAGTGTTCTGATAGAGGGGTCTTTATCTACATGGTGGACTATTGGTCGTTCCCCTGCTTCGTATAAATCCTCCAGCACCATTGTGCAGTATTGACAGTTGTTACGACTGATTACTGTGTAGAAACTCATTAGGACACCATAATTTTTAGATCAGTGAGAACTTTAGTAAGGACTATCCGATCAGCTTCTCTTGAGCAGTATATTTGTGTCACCCTACGTAATTCACCATCATCATTAACTTCCTCTCGGTCAAGGAGACTAAACAAATCCTTCAAGAGCTTTTCCATCTCAGTCATCTTCATTATCCTTTCCCTTTCCTCATCGGTGTACTTGGACCATAACCGTATCTGTTCTAAGGTACGACCACAGCCCAAGCACTTACCGTCAAGAACCTTGCAGACTTTAATACAAGGTGTTTTCACTTACGTTTAACTACATAGCACACACCAAGGTCAACCAAGGTAGCTTGCATGTCCTTGTTATGCTTACACAAGTGTGCTATGGCCGCACGATTGCCCAAAAGGGACTGTAGTGCCTTAGCCTCTTGTAGTGTCTCGCAGTTGTCATCAATACGGCCATTACTTGAAGATATACCCATTCCCGGCACAGCTACACCAAATCCTTTACCTACCACACAAGGTGCTGTGCTGTTGGTGACACTATTACCCATACTAGGAGTATTCCGTTCAACAGTTGTACCGCCTATGTACACGCCACTATTACTTTGAGATTGTGCTTCTGTTTCTATATCTCCTGCATAGGTTAGAGTTGGGATTATCACAGCTAGTGCCAGAAGG